TTTGAACTTTTGTTTGATTACTTGATGCTGGGTGGGGGTGTTGGTTTTTCAGTAGAGCGATCAAAAATTCATGAACTACCAAAGGTCAAGGCAGTTAAGTCAATTACTGCCGAAAGAAGCAATGATGCTGACTTCATCGTTCCGGACTCAAGACAAGGTTGGAGAGAGTTGCTTCATAAAGTGCTTGAATCATATTTCATTTCTGGTAAATCTTTCACATACTCAACTTTGCTAATTCGTGAATTCGGTACACCACTCAAGACATTCGGAGGCACTGCCTCGGGTTCTGGAGCTTTGGTTGATGGAATTGACGACATCTGCAAGGTTCTTAATGAGCGTGTTGGCAAGAAACTTCGTTCCGTTGATGTTTTGGACATTTGCAATATCATTGGAAGAATTGTAATCTCTGGCTCTTCACGAAGGTCTGCACAAATTGCAATTGGTGATCCTGATGACATGTTGTTCCTTAAGGCAAAAAATTGGGGTAGCGGCAATGTGCCTGCGTGGAGAGCTAATAGTAACAACTCTATTTACGCTGATGCTTACGATGAAATAGTAAGTGAGTTGTGGAAGGGCTATGATGGCACTGGTGAGCCTTATGGTTTGGTGAACAGAAAGCTCGCAAGAACTTATGGTCGCTTGGGTGAGAAGTCTCCTGACCCTTCAATTGAAGGCTTTAATCCCTGTGCAGAAATTGCACTTGCGGATGGCGAGTCTTGCAACCTTGCAACAATTTTTTTACCAAACATCGAAAGCCTTGCTCAAATGTTAGAGGTTTCAAGACTTCTGTACATGGTGCAAAAACAAATTACAAGACTTTCTTATCCATACGAAAAGACAAGTTCTATTGTGCACAAGAACGCTCGCTTAGGTCAATCCATCACTGGTATTTTGCAGTGCGATGAAAAACAGATCGGCTGGTTGTCTGACGCATATTCATTCTTGAAAGAGTATGATAAAGCCTATAGTGCCGAAAATGGTTGGAATCCATCTGTCCGTCTTACAACGGTACAGCCATCGGGAACTCTTTCGCTTCTCCCAGGCGTAACCCCTGGCATCCACCCAGCCTTTGCTCCGTACTATATTCGCAGAGTTAGGTTTAGCTCAGTTGACCCGTTGGTTGATGCTTGCCGTAGAAGGGGTTATAAAGTTACTTGGGATATGGGGCTTGATGGTCGAGAAGACCACAGTCGGTATGTTATTGAGTTCCCATGCAAGTCTCCTGAGAATTCCATCCTTGCTGCCAACATGACTGCAATTGAACAGCTTGAGTGGGTTAAGAAGATGCAAACTATTTGGGCGGACAATGCTGTTTCAGTAACAGTGTATTACCGCAAAGAAGAGCTGCCACTGATTAAAGACTGGTTGAGTAAGAATTATGATTCTTCTGTAAAGTCGGTATCTTTCCTATTACATGTTGATCATAACTTTGCATTACCTCCATACGAGGAGATTAGCAAGGAAGAGTATGAAAAGGCATCGTCAAAGCTGGATCTTAGCATTCCGCTTCAAGAAAACTCAATGGATTTGACTATTGACTTTGATGACTGTGCAACAGGTGCTTGTCCAATACGCTAAAGATATCAATTTGGTGCAAGACAAGTATCATTATCTATTGAAACCGTAAAATATTTGACAACTTGTGTCGCTATTGTTCTTTATTTAAGAAAAATGATGTACAATAGATTTAATGAGCATGGACGCGGTAAAGAAAAAACGACTTTGGGTTCCTGAAAGGACTTATGGCGTTTGCATCTGGGTTCTTCCAGACGGTCAAGTGTTATCGGATGGTGATGGTTTTCTATCAGCAGAAGGTTTCGTTGGTGACAAAGATATTGAAGATAGAGTTTTTGCTGCCGCTAAATACTGGACGGGGAGTGAAGAAGGTGAAGTTGCTTGGGTTCATGGAGCAAGAAAGATTACTGCATCTGAAAGAGATGATCAGGTAGATAGATTAAATAATGGTCACATACCAGACCCGTATGAAGATTTTTTTGACGGATTGAGGAAACATGGAAAATAAAATAGTGCATGTAGTTGATGAGCCAGTAACAGATGAGATTGATGATTTATCATATTTTGGATTTGATTCCACCCCTGTAAATGATGACCCATTTGCAAAAATTGCATATTCAAGTCTTTCCCCAAAAATGAAAAGAAAGGTATCAAGGCTTGCTAAGAAATATGAAGGCATTGATGGGGTAGCAACAAAGTATATTGACCCAGAGACTCTTGATGGCTACAGTCTTTACGATATTGTGAACCCCCCGTATGATTTAGACAATCTTGCCGGGCTTTATGATTCAAGTGCAATTCATAACGCATCTATCGCAGCAAGAGTTATGAACACGGTTGGTCTTGGCTATGAGTTTGTTGAAACAATCAAAGCAAAAAGAAAATTAGAAAAAGTTGCTGGCGATCCAGAAAAGCTTTCTCGTGTTAGAAAATATATTCAAGATGAAAAGCAGATGCTTGAAGATATTTTTGAAAACACTAATAAAGAAGAAACTTTCAATGAAACAATGATAAAGATTTGGCAAGATGTTCTTACCATTGGTAATGGCTATATGGAAATTGGTCGTAACAATGCGGGAGAGATTGGCTATATTGGTCACATCCCAGGAACACTTATGCGTATTCGCCGTCAAAGAGATGGCTTTGTTCAGATCGCTAGGAGCAATAAAATTTCCGCAGTGTTCTTTAGAAACTTTGAAGATAAAGAAACTGAGGATCCAATCAACACCGATCCAAATCCAAATGAAATTATTCATTTTAAAACATACTCTCCAAAGAATACATATTACGGTATCCCATCGGCAGTTTCTGCAGCCGCTGCAATTGTTGGAGATAAGTTTGCAAAGGAATACAATATTGATTACTTTGAAAATAAAGCAATCCCGCGTTATGCAATTATTCTAAAAGGTGCAAAACTTAGCAATAAGTCAAAACAGGAATTGATTAACTATTTTAGAAAAGAAGTCAAGGGGCGCAATCATGGCACTCTTGTTATTCCAATCCCTGCTTCAATAGGTTCTGATAGTGATATTAAATTTGAAAAGCTTGAAGCCGGCATTCAGGACTCATCTTTTGATAAATATCGTAAATCAAATCGTGATGAGATTCTTGTTGCAAACAGAGTTCCAGCTCCAAAAGTTGGTGTGTATGACAATGCCAACCTTGCTGTGTCTAGGGACGCAGACAAGACATTCAAAACTCAAGTGATCGGTCCAGATCAGGCGGTTGTTGAAAAAAGATTGAATCGTGTTGTTGCTGAATTTAGTGACATGGTTGTTTTACAGTTTAAGAGAATTGATTTGATTGATGAAGACATTCAATCTAGAATCAATGACAGATATTTGAGAACGGAAGTTATTGCCCCGAATGAGGTCCGTCAGCAGCTCGGCTTGCCTGAGCGCACAGATGGTGATGAGCCATTGCCGTTCCCAACAAAGATTAAGAAAGAGCAAACTGGTGCGGGAGCTCCAGTAGGCAATTCTAATAATCAAGCCTCGCAGCCAAGAAATGCTAGGTCAGATACGCCAGAAGGCGCTTCTGATCCAAGAGCATCTGGCGATCAAGCAGAACGAGGCGAAGTACAAGATACCACAGGAGGTTCTAAATGAATTACGGATCCGGAATAGTTTTTTCCAACATAGCAGTGACTAGTACTAGCGGCGCATCTGGCGTTGTTTCTACAAACGGTCACACAAGGTGTATACACTTTTATAATACAAGTGCATCAACTAATGCAACAGTTAAGCTTAATGGTGGTCCTCACCAAGTAGTTATTCCTGCAATTAATAGCGGCGGCGGCTATGTTAAAATTGAAGGTGATTTTACAAACTTTCAAGTTATGACGGCAGGTGTAACACTTGCTGTTTATGCTGTTGCATAATTTGCTTGCATTAAAATAATGTATTATACTGGTCTTAATTATCTATATGAACGACTTTAATATTTCTTTCCCAATTGAAATGATTAAGAAGGAACAGCGTATTGTTTCTGGCATTGCAACTGCAGATAATATTGATAAATCTAATGACATTGTAGACTTTGCTGCGTCTGAAATAGCATTTAAAAACTGGCAAGGCAATATCCGTGAAATGCATGCCCCTATTGCTGTCGGCAAGGCTATCAGCTACAAGCCATTGAAGATGAAAGGTGCTGACGGTCAGGAATATAATGCAATTCAGGTTGAAGCTTATATTTCCAAAGGTGCTGAGGATACTTGGCAAAAGATCCTTGACGGCACACTTCGTGCTTTTTCTATTGGCGGCAGAATTACCAAGAAAGAAGTGATGGCTGGCAAAATGCACAATGGTCGTCCTATTTCAATTATTAAACAGTATGACCTTGGCGAGTTGAGCCTTGTTGATAACCCAGCAAATGCTCTCGCAACTATTGATCTTGTAAAAATGAATAATGATGGCGGATTGAATTACGCACTTGACTGCGACCTTGATTGCCAAATTGAAAAGGCAAAGCAACCATTGAAAGACCCGAAGGGTGGATTGACGGCTGCTGGCAGAAGACACTTTAAACAAACAGAGGGTGCAAACTTGAAGCCCGGGGTAAGGGGTGCAGCCAATACTCCAGAGAAGATGCGTCGCAAAGGCTCCTTCCTCACTAGATTCTTCACAAACCCATCTGGCCCAATGAAAAAGCCAAATGGTGAGCCAACACGCTTGGCTTTGTCTGCCGCTGCATGGGGAGAACCAGTCCCGCAGAATGCGCAAGATGCTGCCGCTTTGGCTGCAAAAGGAAGAAGGATGTTGGAAAGATACGCCAACACTAAAAAGAAGAGTTTTTCAGAAAATGACTTTGATGACTCCATGCTGGATACCTTGCTGGAGATTATCACAAGTTCAAATTAT